TTGGTATTCTGCTTTACCGACTTATTATTAGATTTGTTATTAGTGGTCTATTTATTCATATTTGAGTTATTAGCCGTAACCGTCGTTGCGTTCTGATTGCTATTCAGGCTGGTATTATTGTTGGTATTTACGTTATTTGAGGCGCTATTTGTTGTGACATTGGATGTATTGGTATTCAGATTTGTATTTTGATTTACCGACGAGCCAGTGTAATTGGTCGTGTTCTGATTTGTATTTGTATTTGTGGATGTGCTGGTCGAAGTATTTACATTACTTGAAGTCGAACTATTTGTGTTTAGATTTGTATTTGTCGATACGTTGGTAGTGCTTGTGGTATTGAGATTGGTATTCGTTGTAGTAGCCGTACTTGTGGACGTAATATCCGTGTCATTATCGGTAGTTACATTTGTATTGGTCGTCTCCTGCGCGAACACGGGAGAAGCCGCTAGTAATAAGGCAAAAAGAAATCTTTTCATCGCTCACGATGACCTCTCCGTTTTACCTATCTAACTAGGTTCAGTAGGCCAAGTTATAGTGTTTGGGAAACCTCCTTGTGCCGGTACATCTCTTAAAGCCTGTCGGTATGTAGCCCAATCAGAAGAAACCGCAGGGCCACCTTCAGACGCTCTTATTACCCTCCAATCACTAAGCCCTAGTTTTTCGTCGCGTGTTTGTCTTGCGTTCACCGCTTTCCGTGCGTCTTGTTCAATTTGATAGGCGGCTTCTTTCTCTTCTTTAGTAGAGTCACCACTATTATCAAACCTGTCAGCCTCAGTCCATACCTGTGTCCATTTACCACCAATCTCAACAGGCGCATCTTCCACCACTAACTTGAGGATCGAAGATGGCTCTGGTCTAGCTACTTCAACTAATTTATCCCAGCCAAGATCAGCATAAGTATCAACGACAGAACTAAACGATACGTTCCTATGAATTTTCTTAACCTCGAAGTGTGCCTTAACCACTCCGGTTTCTCTTTCTCTGTATTGTGCCATATGGTTACTCCAGTCGATCTTTTAGGACTTTTAAAACTAATTTGGATTTTCTCTGCTCAAGCTTCTCTGTTCGTAAGGAAAACCTAAGTTTCTCTGCAAAAATTAGATCACTAACCTGCATCAGACATTCCTCGTCATCAATCAAGACAGCAATCTCATTTATTTCTTTTCCTTTGAACTCAATTAAATCTTCAGGCCATTCAGAAGGCAACTCTTCAATCATTAAAGAGTAATTATCAATATTAACTTGATATGCTGCTACCTCTGCTTCGCGCTGCTCAATAGCTTTTTGTAGGGCTTCTTTATTCATATTTTAACCTTATGGTGGCCCTCCTAGAAAAGCGATACCTACGGCATTTCCGCTTGCACCAGAACCCGGATTACTCCATTTAGTACCAATCCCAGAACTGGTATCGAACGGATAGACTTGAATATAAGGAGAGGAGCTACTAGCCACCCCTATGTAATCTCCGTCAGCACTCCAAGCAACTGCTTGCCCATTTCCAGCCGGTAAAGTTCCCGCTGCACTGTACCTAGTACCAAAGCCAGAACTCCAAGGATATACGTCAAGCTTATCCCCGCTATTGCATATACAGGCTAGAGTGGCCGAATCGGCGCTCCAAGATAACCTGCGAACTAGCTCAGCCGGTGTAGTAGACGGGTCAGAATATTTAGAGCCAAAGCCAGAACTCCACGCGTATACGCTCACATACGGACTGGAACCGTGTCCAACCCCTAGGGCACTCCCGTCATTGCTGAAATTACAACAAACGGCATTAGCAGGTGGCAAAGTAGACGGGTTGGAATATCTAGTACCAAAGCCACTACCACTCCACGGGAATGCGTCAATATACGGACTTGTGGAGTGTGCAGCGGCAACGGCTGTATCCGAAGGATGGAAAGCGACACCATAACCGTGCCACGAACCTGAAGTTGTCGGTGCAGCAAATTCGCTCCCAAATCCTGAGGCGCTATTAAAGTTGAATGCGTTTATGCCCTCCATAGCATCCTTATTAGTGCCTAGCAACGCGACTGTCCCATCAGAGTTAAAAGCAGCCGCATATCCAACATCGCTTATAGCAGCATTAGTATACTTAGTGCCAAATCCACCATCCCACGCATAAGCAGCCATACCGTTGGCTACATCGTAAGGTACTAATAGGGCGTCCTCTGTTGGAGAAACCGCCAAATCATACGCCATTGCAGTCATCAAGGTGCTGGGGTCAGAGTATTTAGTGCCAAACCCACTAGCGTCCCACTCCCAAGCGTCAAGGTATGGCGAATCCTTAGTAGAGATTATAATGGCAGGAGGGCTAACGCCGCCTCCTGCCGTTGCTTGTAATGCTCTTCTTATATTTGTCATTATGCCATTGCCGCCCCAGCTAGGAATCCATACCAAGTTGTACCGCCATCTATCGTGTAGAAAACGAGTACATCAACACCAGAAGAAGTTAAAGTAGGAGCAGTAGCGGCCGCCCAATCCACAGATGCTGGCCAGTTAACGGTCTGGCTTCCACCGTTAGTAAGAGTCAAAGTGAAACCACATAATTCATCAGAAGCTGTTGGATTAGAAAAAGTAAAAGTATTTGTACTAGAAGAAACTGTAGCTGATATAGAGTTACCCGAATTTAAGTCTATAGCTCGCGTTCCTCCTGCACTACCAAGAGCGTTAGTAATTTCGCCGTAATCTTTAAGATTAACAGCAGAGACTGTTTGATCGGCTCCGGTTACCGCTCCAGCCAAGGTCACACCCGTTAAAGTAGGAGCAGTACCAAACACCAAGGCGCCTGACCCTGTTTCGTCTGTTACAGCACTAGCTAAATTTGCTGATGATGGAGTTCCCCACCATGTAGCAACACCCGTGCCCAAACTGGTAATTCCTGTACCACCATTACCAACCGGAAGAGTGCCTGTAATTTGTGAAGTAAGATCAACACTTCCAAGAGTGCCACCCAGAGTTAAATTACCAGAGGTTGTAACTGTGCCCGTAAGAGTGATCCCATTAACAGTGCCAGTAGTTCCAACAGAGGTTACAGTGCCGCTCGCCGCTGCTGTAGGGTCTGCATCCAAAACAGCCGCTCCAGCCCCGGCCCCATCTGTGTACACCATCTTCTTTGCGCCACTAGCCACATTAACTGTGGCTCCCGATCCCTGCTTAATCGTAATGATCTGGCTTCCGGTAGTGGCGTTTTCAATAATCCACACCTTGGAAACCGTGTTGGGGGCAAGTGTCAGGGTACGGGTCGCTGTTAATGCACCAGCGGAGGTGAATTTAAGGTACATAGCACGTACACCATCTGCCGCACCATCTGCCATAGTAAAGGTTTCATTGGAATCCGCCGCCACTTGTTCAGTGCCGTAACCAAGACCCTCCCCGATCAATTCGAGATTAGTATTGGTGCTCGTACCCCACGTACCGCTCTCTGCGCCAGTTGCAATCTCTTTAAGCCTTAAATTATTTACATAAGTTGCCATGTTTAAAACCTCTTGTTTAAGCCGCTATCTCTACCCAATTTGGTGTTTGCGACGGCACTATTTCCATCCATACCTGGACTGATGATGTCTCTCCTGTTGCATACACTCCGGTCACATACGCATTAGTTATATTCGTAGTGGTGACTGCTCCTACGCTCGCTGTCGCCAATAAACCAGTTACAGAAACGGTAGTTCCCTGTTCCGTGGTTGCCGTTCCAACCGAAGCTGTTGCAGCGAGTCCAGTAACCGACAAGATATTGTTGGTTATCAGACTAACCGTTCCTAGCCCGGTAGTCGCAGCCAAGCCTGTTACATTCGCCGTTCCCTCAGTTATAGCAATGGCCGATCCAACAGCCATCGTACCTACAGATCCTGCGTTGGAATAGCCCCATGAGCTATCCCCCCAATCTCCTATTCCCCATCCCTGAAGAGGAACGGTTACTGGAATACTTCCTACTGCACTTCCTACCTGTCCTGTTGCCGCTACGCCAGTAACATTAACATTCTGGTGGTATACCACGGTAACGCTTACCGTTCCAACCGATCCTGTAGCAGCTAACCCTGTAACACTGACATTGGCTGCTCCGGTAACGGTGGCTGCTCCAACAGAAGCGGTGCCTACCTGACCGGCACTTGTTTGACCCCAAGCTCCCGCATCCCAAACATCAACGCCCCAGCCTTCAAGGGTGACTGTTACCCCGGCCATATTAAGCTATCCTAATAATGGCACTCGTAGAATCACCGGTTGGAAATACAATAGTAAAATCCCCAGCACTTGAAGACTTGTCGGATCCAAAATCAAGAATCACTACGCTGGGATCGCCCGACGCGGTGTCATTAAAGATCATCGCCCCTCTTGCTGTAATGGTAGAGGTACTCCACGTAGAATCACCAAAATCGGTAAAAGCGGTGGTGCCTGTGCTTGTAGGCGTAACATTCACTAATGTATTGCCTTTAGCTACATAAGCAGTTCCCGTTACTTCATCCGTCGCGGTATATGCTGTAGTCGCCGCCGTAAAAGACGCATTGTTATCGTACATGGCAATATTAAACGTATTGCCGGTGCTATTAGTGAAGTTATGAGTAGCAGTCATAAGTTCTACTTTGAAACTGGTACACATAAAGTTTCCTGTGAAAGCCATATCATAATCTCCTAATCAAATCGGCTAATTTGGGTTCCCCGGCATCTAACAAAGCATTATAAACCGTGGTTCTGTCACTTTGAATCGCTTGCTTCATATAATGAACAATTACCTGTTCAATCTGCGTCTTGTAAGCTTCCGCCTGTTGCCGGATTACCGGATCGGCTGTAGCCGAAATACCCACAATTTTGTTTATACATCGTTCGGCCACTTCTTCAGGGGTTTGTCCCCTGTTCTGCGTAGTTATTACGTCCACCTTGAAATCATTACTTATTCCCAGCTCTGGGGTCCTCATGTCTTCTCCCTTATAACCATTCCGGTACGATAATCATCAGTAACTTCCTTCGCCTCACCATATTGTTTCAAGGCTACCAGAGATTCACTAAAGCGTTGCTCATATTCCTGCATAAGCGTTGGCTCCCCTTTCATATAGACATACGCTTCAATTAGACACCCGTATAGCAGGGTTAATTCCGCATTGATACTGAGCCACGTAGTATCCCCGTCCGCTCCTGCGGTAAGACTGTCTGGCCGGTAGTAATAATGCAATTCCACCGCATAACTGCTGTCAGGGGTAGGCCCAATGATAAAGTTGGCTACATCAAAAACCGCGTAAAAACGTGGAC